CTTATTAGAGCCTCAGATACTTGCTCAAGCTGGTATGTTAGAGCATTCGGTATATGGAATTGTTGACCGAGTAGATAAAATAGATGGTGAGTTAGTGCCTAATATAATCCGTACATGGAAAGGTACTATCGGCAACATGGAGCCAAGTGATGAAGTTGCTACTATTCTATTGATTGAGAAGCTTGAACCAATGATACTTAAGCACAAAAAGTATAACGTTATGTTTGGTGGTCGTGGTGGTACTAAGTCAAGAATGGCTCAAGACGTAACAGCAGGCGAAGTAAACAGTCAAGGCTCTAAAGTATTCGTATTACGTGAGAGGATGAAAGCTTTAAAAGAATCTATCTATGCCGGTATAGAAAAGAGTATAAAGGATTTAAGTTTAGCTGGATTTAGAAGTGTTCCGAGTCACTGGGAGATACGCCACAAGACAGGCGGTAAGTTTACCTTCGGCGGTATGCAAAACATTATTGATATGAAAGGCGCGAGTAATTATAAAATATTCTTAATGGAAGAAGCCGCAAAAACTAAGCAGAATACTATTGATACATTAGGTCCAACATTAAGAGATACGCCAAACGCTGAGTTATGGTATTTATGGAACCCTGAAAGCTCACAAGATGCAATGAGTACAGAGTTTATTATTCCTTATCAAGCTGAATTAGATAAGAAAGGTTTTTATGAAGATGACTTTCATTTAGTTATCAAGGTAGGCCATGAAGATAATCCGTGGTTTAAGTGGGACGAATCATTAAGCCAGGAACTAGCTAAAGACAGTCAGAAGCGTGACGATGGTAGAATGTCAAACTCTAGATTTAACCATATATGGGGCGGTATGTTTAACGATGACGTAGAAAGCTCAATAATAATATCAGATTGGTTTGATGCTTGTATTGATGCTCATAAGAAATTAGGTATAGCCCCGAATGGTGGCAAGGTTGTAGGCTTTGATCCATCAGACGTAGGTAATGACCCTGCCGGATACATTGAAAGACAAGGCATAGTATTTACTGCGCTTGATGAAATAGAAGCAGAGAACGGCAATAGAAAGTTTGATGTTGCTAGTCGTATGGCTAAAGAGTTTGGTACTGATGCTTTCGGCTGGGATGGTGACGGACTAGGCGCAATATTAAGAGACCAAGCAACGGTTAACTTTAAAGGCACTAAAGTACACACGTTTATGTACAAGGGTAGTTCAGAAGTTCATCACCCTAATGCCTCGTTTCAATCTGAAAACTCAAATATTAATATAGCTGCTGGCAGGAAGAACAAAGATGTATTTGCCAACAAGAAAGCGCAGAATATTACTAACTTTGCTGAGCGAGTTTACAAGACTTATGAAGCAGTAGTACATGGCAAGTATCATAACCCTGATGATTTAATTAGTTTCTGTAGTGAATCAATTAAACCTGAGATGATGCAAAAGCTACGTGCAGAGGCTTGTAAGCTACCTCTAAAACCTAGTGATAAGATTAAGTTCTACACGAAAGAAGAGTTAAGGAAAGGTATACTCATGCCTGATGGTAGCCGTTTAAAGATACCGTCACCTAACATATTAGACGCTGCTGTGCTTTCATTCGATAAAGCGAGTATAATAAAGAAAATTGACAATAACGTAACTAGAGAGTTCGTAACATTATGGTAGACATAAACTTTGAAGATCATGCTAATGTATTGCTTATGATCTCGGAAGCTCAAGACCCAGAGCAGCACAGAAGAGAGATGGTTCAAACACAAAAAGAGTTTATCCTTGAATCTATGTGGGAAGAAGGTATTGCTCAAGCATTCGATAACGCTAACAGGTATCGAGGCGAGTTTGATCAAATATCCCCCATTAACGATCAAATTTCTGGTGAGATGTCTAAATCTGAATTTGCTATTTCTGTTAGCCCTGCTGGTGGTGGTGCTACAGAAGATACAGCAGATACTTACGCAGGTCTAATTCGTAATATAGAGAACATATCAGATGCCTCGACATTATACTCTCAGCTTGGTGACTCTGTTGTAATGGCTGGTTTAGATGGTTTCGAAGTAGTACAAAAACATATTGATGCAAATACATTTGATCAAGACTTAATGTTTGAGCCTGTTTCTGATTGGTATAAGTCAGTATGGTTTGATTTAGCCTCTATTAAGCAGAATAAGTCTGATGCTATGTGGGGTATTAAATTACAAGAAATACCGGCATCTACATACAAAGAAATGTTTCCTGATGGTAAAGGGATCTCTATCGGTGACAACATAAACGACAATCAAACTCACAACAATAAATTTGATTCAGTTACGCTTGGTCAATTATATTACAAGAAAGCCATAATCATTCCTCTTGTTAAAATGACAAGCGGTGCGGTATATGAGAACGATGAAAAGTTTGCAAAGATTAAAGATGAACTAGAAAAGGCCGGTGAGTTAATTGTAGAAGAAAGAGATCGCAAGTCTTGGCGTGTATGGTCTAGGCTTCTTGATGGTGGCGGATGGCTTAAAAAAGCAGAGAAGACAGTATTTAGTTATGTTCCTCTAATTCCTGTATATGGTAACTACGCCAAGTTTGACACTAAAGATATTTATTTCGGTAAGACGTTAAAGTTAATGGATGCTCAACGAGGTATTAACTTTGCTGTAAGTGGTGACACAGAGGATGTTGCTATGTCTCCTACTGATGCTGTATGGATGACCAAGTTACAAGCTGCTGGTGAAGACTATTCGAAGATGAATGTTGATCGATTAGCTGTAAGGTTTTTTACTCCTGACCCTGAGAACCCTGGGCCGCCAACTAAAATGCCTCGTAGCGCTGGTAATCCTGCAATGCAAACAGCTATGGCTAACTTTCAATCCTTATTGCGTGTTACTGGTAATATGGACGATCCAAGTATGGGGCAAAACCCTGGATTACAATCAGGTGTTGCTTTAGATGCGTTGATAGGTCAATCAAACAATGGGAATGTTAAATGGTTTAAGGCTATGGAAATAGCCATCTGTCATGCTTACCGAATTTGTGTCGATGCTATCCCGAGAGTTTATGATGCTACAAGGCAGCAGCGTATATTGGGTGAGGATGGAACTGATAAGATTGTTAATTTAAACACAACTGTATTTGACGAACAAACACAAACCAATGTAAGTATTAATGATTTAACTAAAGGCGTTTATGATGTTAGTTGCTCAATGGGTGCAGCATTCCAGAACCAGCAAGAAAAAGAGAGCGACAGATTAATTAAAATGCTAGCTATTGATCCTACTATGATAGATATCTCAAGAGATGTTCTATATAAAAACCAAGTAGGTTCAGGTATGCAAGTTGTTGCGGATAGAGCGCGTAGATTAGGAATACAAAACGGAACTGTTGACCCTAGTGAATACACTCCAGAAGAACAACAAGAACAACAAGCCTTAGCAGAGCAGCAAGCTAATCAGCCTCCTCAAGAAGATCCTAACATGGTGTTTGCTAGAGCAGAGGAAGCTAAAGCGCAAGCTCAAGGTTTTGAGGCTCAAACTAAGCGGATGGTTGAGGATTCTAACGCCACAAATAAACAAACAGAATTGCAAATTGAAATGAAAAAGATTGACCTACAGCAACAGCAGTTTGATCGCGCTGGTCAGGATAAGTTTAATTTAGAAGCTGCTAAGATTGACCAAGGACAGCAGAAGATAAACCAAGATCAAGAGAGGATTGACTTAAGCGCACAAGACCAACGTTTTGATCAGTTAATGGAATCAAACAAAGCTATGGCAGCAGAGATTAAAACCAATGCTGAATCATTTAAAATCATGGCTGATGCAATGCAAACTTTTGTAGGCCCAGGAATAGTTGAAGCAGGAATTAAACAGGCTGAGGTTATTCAGGAGTCACAAGAAGATGCAGGTGCTCCTGGTATTATAGAAGAGTAAAAGGTAAAGCCCTATTTAGTTAGGGCTAAACCCAAAACACTTAAGCAAGCTCAAGGTCTGGCAGCAGTCAATCCATTTGAGTTTATTGTATAAATCAAAACCATCACCATTGCTATAAAACTTAATTCTAGGTTTCATATTAACGCCCACCTAATCCAGCTTGAACCCCAGCAGCTCCCAACAACCCATAAGAACTAAGACAACTAGCCCCGCCATTACCACTAAGCCCATAAGATTGAAGTCCAGCCAGTGCGCTGCCATTTTGAGCTTGCATATTAGCCATAGTCATACCAATAGCTTGTTGCTGTGCAAATAAAGCCTGAGCACTAGCCCTAATATCATAACGAGGATTAAAATTTATCGTAATTCTTTCTAGGTTATCGCTCTTAACTCTAATTCTAGGTTTAACCTGTTTAGCATAACAACTAATAAACTTCTTCTGAGTACCACCAAAGAATTTAATTTGCTCATTTAATCTTTTCTTTTTATACCATTCAAACATATTACCTCCAACTAGCATTATTACCACAAGAGTTACCAACAAACTTAGGCGCTGACAACTGCTTAAGTGCTTTCCCGCCACACTCACAGTCAATCACCTTAGTATCACTATCAACACGTTTATTATATCTACGCTGGCATGAGCCGCATTTGAAATTAAGAGTTATCATTTTTAATAAGTCCCGCTATAACTTTTTTAAGTCTAAGGCTTTCTTTGTACAATTCCTCGTTGTATGTATTTGTTTCTTGTATTGTCTTATGTAGCCTCATCACTTCATCTGTATAATCATCTGACAATATATCAAAAGGTTTCTTAGTTACTTTGTAATCAATACCGGTAGGCATTGACAAGAACTCATCGCACGGTGATTTCATACCTAAATAAGCCGCATCCATTTTGACTTTATTTTTTTCTGAATCGGTCAACCTTCCTTTAACCTCTTCAACCTCATAACCACTAGCCTCTATAAAAGCTCTTAATAGTTTATCTGTGTTATTCATCTATTTTAAACTCCTCAATTTCAAAGTCGTTATATCCGTTAGTGTCATCATTCTTTTCAGCTTTGAATTTCTCTGATTCCGCTAGATCTTTATTTGAATAAACCCCTAATACAATAGCTGTTTCATAAGGGTAAATCTCTGTTAATACAAAAACTGTGTTATTCATTAACCAACTCCATTATCTTATCAGCATCAGCGCCAGCCTCAACAATAGCCTCCATCACTCTGATCAATAACTCTTCAACATCATCGTATACTACGAATAATTTATCATGCAACTCTGGCTTTTGGTTTATTGATCTAAGTTTGTATTTAATCATTGTTTGTTTCCTTTGGTAAATAAGCCGTTTCTATAGTAACCGGTGCTTCATCCATCAACTTAGATGCTTTACTCAAATCAGAAAATAACTCTGCGTATTCTTTTTTATTCATTGCCTTTAAAGGTATGTAGTATTTAACATCTTTATCACTCACTCTTTTATCTCCTTAACCTCTAAACCACCAATTAAATCTAAAAGCCTATTGTTATAAATGCTGTTTTTACGCCATCTATCATAACTATCTCTTGATATATTCCAGCGTTTTAGTGCATCAACAACAGACCACCCTTTATTATGTATCATTCCAGTGTACTTATTCAAAGATTATACCCTACTTAATACGATTATACCGAATATTAAGAATAACGCGAAAGTAATATAATAGCAACAGGCTTACAGGTAGCCTTTAATACTTGCTCCGGCTATTCAAGCCAAATGCCTTTAAGGTCGATATACCATGAGTGAAACTCCGCAAAACGATGATGTAGTTATCGAAGAAGATAATACAGTCATTGAAACAAATGATTCTGTACTAGAGTCGGATACTAGTAATCAAGTTCAAGATGAATCTAATGAACAAGTTGATGAAGTTGAAGTAGCAAAGCAAAAAGCTAATGATGCTTTTAATAAACAGTACGGTGAGAAAAAACAGTTAGAGCGAGATTTAGCAGTAGCTAATGAATTTAGAGCAAAGACTGAACAAGCCGAACGTGAACGTCAACAAGCAGCAGTTGGTAATATACCTCCAATTCCTGACGAGTTTGACGATAACTTTACTGAATTAATGGCAAAGCGCGACGAGGCTATTCAAGCTCAAGCAACATATAACGCTAACAACCAAGCTTACATGCAGCAACAGCAATTTACTCAACAACAAGCAGCGCAAGCACAACAAGTTAAAATTCAAGAGTCGATGACTAGTTATAGTAGTAAAGCACTTGAATTAGGTATTAAGCAAGAAGAGTTACAAGCGGCAGGTAATGTCGTTGCTAGTTATGGTTTATCAGATGATTTAGTTATGCACATTTTAGCTGATTCTGATGGTCCATTAATAACCAAACACTTAGCGGCTAATCCGCAAGACGGTTATCAACTAGCTAGTATGTCACCATACAATGTAGGTCAATTTCTTGACGGCATCAAAACTAAGGCTAGCGCATTAAAACCGAAAACAAGCAGTACCCCTGCCCCTGCAACTAATTTGCAAGGTAACGGTGTTGACCCAGAAGCGGGTAAATATAAGCACTTAAAGGGTACTAAATACGAATAACATAGGAGCCACTCATGGCTAATAATTTCGACAGTAACTTTACACGAAAAATCATGCAATCATTCTTAGATAAGTTTGAAAGTGAACGTGTATTGACTAAAAACGTAGATACTCAGCTTTTCGCTGGTAAATTCAACCCTTCAACTGGTGAAAACATTGACGTTAAGCGCCCTACTGATTATGTGTCAGTCCGTACGTCTAACGGTGATTTAACCACTAAAACAGCAAGCGACATCATCACTGGTAAAGCTACTGCAACAGTACAAGATTACTTCACTACTTTTGTTGATTATGACGAAGCAGACGAAGCGATCAAAATGGATCAGTTAGACGAATTGCTTGCACCTATGGCAACTCGAATGAAAACTGATTTTGAGTTAGATTTTGCTGGCTTTATGATGAAAAACACAGGTTTGTTAGCTGGTACTTATGGTACTGCCGCTACAACTTGGGATGACATTGCAGGTTTTGGCTCTATCATGGATGCCTCTGGTATTCCGATGGATGGCGATTGGAATGTTGCAGTTAACCCTTTTACACAGCGTAAATTAGCAAGTGATCAACGTGGCCTTGGTGCTGGTGGTTCTGCTGGTGGTTTAATCTCAGAAGCGCATCGTAAAGCAATCCTTAGTGATAACTTTGCTGGCATGAAGGTTATGTCTGCTAATACTTTAGCTAGCCATACCATTCCGGCTGGTGCAGATCGCGCAGGTACAATTACAAGTGTTGATGTTACTTATGTAACAGCCAAAGATAGTATGACTCAAGCAATAACTGTTGCTGGCTTTGAAAACGATTTAGAAATCAAAGCAGGTCAAGTTCTTCAAGTTACAGGTCGTAACCGTCTTAACTTGTCAACTCGAAAGGTTATCTTGGATGAAACAGGCTCAGTTATTTTATTCTCTGGTACTGTTGTTTCTGATGTTGTTTTATCAGCTACAGGTACGGGTATCATAACTATCACTGGTCCGGCAATCTTTGAATCTGCTGGTCAATACAATACCACTTCAACCGCAATTGCATCTTCTGATGTTGTTACGTTGCTTGGTACTGCTGGTGACATTATTCAGCCTAACTTATTTTGGCATAAGCAAGCGTTCACAATCGCTTCTGTACCGATTAAAAAGCTTAAAGCGACTGATACCGTGGCAACTACGGAAGATGGTTTACAATTCCGTGTTACTCGCGACTCAGATTTCACTAAGAACCAGAACAAGGTTCGTATTGATTTCCG